CATTTTCCAGTTGGACCTTGGAAGCCATGTGAAAAGATTCGAACCCATGGGAGTTCATCACCTTCTACACGAGGTAGGAATCGGATTGTTGCTGTTCCGTTACCAGCCTTATCACCTTCGAGTCGCCAGAAGCGATCGTCTGTAAAAGACTTTTGTTCGGATTGGGGATTTGCGACTTTTTCGAATGCGTTTGAAATAGCACCAAAGTCAGAGTTGCGCATTTTGCGCAGAGATTGAATATCCATCGTATTTCCTTTGTATTAAAAGTATTAATTTGTATTATCGTTTTGTATATGTTGAATCTGAATGTCATCACTAATCTCAATCTCATCGTCAAATGAGTCATCATTTAAATCATAGTCTTCATCAACATAACTATTTAGCGTTTTCATACCACCACCTTTTCCAGAACGCTTCCCAGAAAATTCTTTATCAGTTTTTTGCTTATTGTATGTCTTACCCATTGTATCACTCTGCAAGTTCTTCTTTAAAATGCTCGAAGATTTTACCAATCTTAATTCTATCGTATTTCACGAACCCAGTCAACTTTTTAATTCTTCGCAACTCATCTTCCCATATGTATTTTACAGAAGCATGAGTTGACCATTCATCAAGTATGTCTATCTGGTCGTTTATAATATTTAGAGTTTCTATTGCAATTTTACCTCCAACAAATAAGTTTAATGCTACTGGATATTCGTTTTCGGTAAACTGAAATATTGCAGTGGGTTTTAACTTGTTCATTTCAACATAAGTTAATAGAGTTGCTAAGTCATCCACGAAAATTTTAGTCATAGACTGCTTTCGTTTCTGCCATTGCAAATAATTATCATCTGCTTCTTGACCAGCATAAATTGCTTGGTCATTACCATATGCAAAGTTCGCCACAAAGAACTGGATGATTTCTTTATCATCTGGTCGCTTGCCTGCTAACTTCTCGAATATGTATCTGTCATTACGAGCATTAAATGCTTCACGAGTGCCACGAACATTACCTCTGTTTTCAAAAACATTGAATCTGTCAGTGGTGAAGTGAAGTTTAATTGCTAGGTAATAACGATATGCCTTAAATCCATCCATTACACATCCAGTTGTGCTTGCTTTGGTAAATAGTTCAAATCACGAAAATTCATTTCAATCTTATCTTTCAGAGATCTATTAATCAACTTCGATACATCTTCTGGCTCTAGATAGTTTTCTTTACAATATTCAAGAACAGCATCCATATATGTCATTTTGCTATCACGAACCATCTGCTCTATGTGAAGAGAGAATTCGTTTGCAGTTTTAAACATTTCGTTCCTTATTAATCCAATATCCAGTTGCTTTAAGTTCATGATCTACCTTTTCATATTCTTTGAGTTTATTTTTATAGAGTTTCCAAACAGGTGTATCCGTTCTATCAGGATCCATCTGTCGTTCAAACTTCTCAAGGAACATAGAGAAGAATTTATCTAATTTCATTTTTTGGACTTGTAAGTCGCTGTACTTCTCATTCAGTGTCATAATATATTATACCTCATTTGTTATTGCAAGACAAGTTAATCATACTGCCACCATAAAAGGCAACATCCATTATAAGTGCATCATTCTCATTTTGCAACTTTTCAATCTGTGCTTTCAAAGATTGAATTTCTTCATAGTGTTGTTTACGGAGAATTTCAGTTTCTGCATCTTTCTCAGAACACTTAACACAAAATTCACTCATTACAATCCCCTAACATAGTTAATAACTTCTTTTGCATCTCTGTAACCAGATGCTTCTACTGCTTGCTCTAGATAATCAGATGCAATTTCTTGTAGTCGTTTTGACTGCATCTTAATTAACATCTCATTAGATAATGGAGCGAATTCTTGATCAGACGAATTATCATCGTAAACATTTTCCCATGTTCCGTCTTTACGAAGTCTAATTTTCATAATGTGTTTCATTAACCTCTCCTCATAGTTGCAATATCTCGTGCTTGTTCATCAGAGAAGACTGGAACTGCATTAGACTTGTGCATCGTACCAATACCCTTAATGGCAGTGCCAGTGTAAACAGGGTTTGGTTTCTTGTAACAAGGTGCGCCAGTAAATGGAAGACTCGGATGCTTAGGTGTCTCACGACAAGCAGGTGTTCCGAGCGAGTATGTAAAGCCAGCATCCTTAGTCTTCGCTATCGGTTTCTTTGACTCATACTTCTTTAGCATGGTTTCCCATGATGACTGCAACTCTCGTTGCTTTGCATTTGGTTTCTTCTTCTTGGACTTTCCAAGTGATGTATGTAAGAATTGCATAAGATCTATTATACCTTAAATGTTATTTAATGTCAACTGGTTTATTATGAAAGCAATATTCGTCATACCATTTATGTCTGTCACTACCGAAAGACATACATCCCTTATTATTCTTCCAATATTGCTTCCATACTTTTGCAGGAAATAAAAATATACGAATATAATTTTGGTCTGTAGGTTTCAATTCATCATCGCAAACGAAAACCATTAAATCACAAGACTTTGTTTTTAAATTCGACATATTTGCTCTAGCAGTAGGCATACCATTTTTGCTGGGAGAACGATTCAAAAATGACCATTTAATTTCTACTTTTTTATTTCCCTTACGAGTATCAAATCCAACTGCATCTACTAATTGATGTCCAAGTAGATACGCACCAACATATTCCGCAAGTTTATCAACAGGAACACCCATACATTTTTTGAGATAATCTCTAATTGGTTGGTGTTCAACTAAAGAAAGAAGAGTTTTAGTCGCTACAACAGTTTTATCAGTTCTGAAAATAACTTCTTTAGTGGCAAGATCGTTTAATGTCATGATTACACCACGAAGCCAGTTGTATCCTTCTTGGCTTTACCTTTGGCTTTAAGACCAACAATAACACCCTTTGGATCCAAGAAACGAAGATCAGTCTCATCGCCATTGATAACTGGACGACCAAGATATGTTTCTGGCACTTTGTGAAATACAGCTGCAACATTCATGCCATTTGATAGTGCAATACGAACATCCATATCATTACCATCTGCTTTAGAGAAAGTCAGGTGATAGTTAGGAATGTGTGATACTTTGCGATTGTTAATTTTGGTGTAGTCGTAAAACTGAACTTCTGGAAACATCTGGAAAATATTTTTGCCATTTGCAACTTCATACTTCTCCCATGAGAGATCTGAAGTACCATTCAAACGAAAGACTGGAATGAGTCCTTGTTTTTCTGCTTTGGTTTTTGTTTTGATAATCTCAACAGTTAACTCATTGAGGAATGCTTGACGATTTTCGAAGAATGCTTTGGTCTTACGAATTCGTGCTTGCTGAATCACATTAGTGGATTCGCCTTTTTTAAAGATGCCACCACGACCAGCAGTATTCAAACATGCAGCAGTGCATCCAGCTGTTCGTTTAGGACACACTTCTTTACCTGATAATGTAGCAGGTGCAAAGTGTAAGACTGAAGACAAGTAACCCTTCTTCTGACCCTTCAACAACTTTGGGTTGCCAACTGTAAGTAAACTCATAATTAAGACTCCATTTCAACGATATAATAGAGATATTATACGCTAATTCGGAATTAAAGACAACCCCCTAGAACACCTGTATCCTAGAGGGTTGGTTTGGTAAGTAGTTACTTACTTAGTGGGTTTTGGGGGAGAAAACCCTTGATGAGACGATCCGTAGGCTACACAAACCATATCTGACTGGGTTGCATAAGCACAACGAACTGCAACGGGATCAATTCCCTTTACAATCGCTGATTCTACATTTCTCTCAACTGACTTCAACTCACTATACTGATAGAAAGTAATCGAGCAAATAAGTGTTACAATTGCAAGAGTAACACAACTAACAAAAACATTATCATTCATAACAATCCCCTTTAATTTACCAAGATCCATCATCTAAGACAGCCCTAACCCAAAATGGTCCAAAGTAAACAGATGCCATATATCCGTTTGGATCTGTATCAGTTGGTCCAGTTTTTTCTACTCGAAATTCCCAGTGGTAAGGATTTAAAACAAACCCAATCCAGATACCAGAGAATTTTACATAATTATGAAAGTTCTTTAACTTCATCGCATAATCCTAATTTTTTGGCTTCAAGTGGACTTAACCAAATATCTTGTGGTGGCAACAGAACCTCACGGATCTTTGCGTCAGATAATCCAGAACACTTTTTATAGTGATGGATCATTTTCTTGGTAGTTAAGTCAAACTCTTTTACCGTTGCAAATAATTCGTGTTCTTTGCCAAACGCACCCCAAGAATACTGATGTGACAGTATAGATGTATTTGGTGTTAGAATACGATGCCCTTTATCACCAGCGATAAAAATCATGAGTCCAGCTGAAGCAATCTGTCCTAAACCAATTGTGCGAATAGGAATTGCTGAACCCTTCATAGTATCAATCACTGCAAACGCTGCATTTAAATCACCACCTGGAGAACAGATGATGAGATTCAATAAATCTGGTCTCTCTTCAGCGAAGTTCGCTTCAAAGATCCATTCAACTAATGTTTTTGCTGACTGCAATGTTACTTCTTCCATCAAAAGGTAAAACGAATGCGCAGAATCGTCACCACCATCTTTAAGTTGAATGTTTAGTTTGTTCATCATTTAGATATCATCTCTCTGTTTATAAAAAATATGTCTGCCGATTACAGCAGTTCGTTCGAGTTTCCATCTTGGATTAACATAATCCGCATGATAGAATAATGCACCTTGAGTCATGTCGTGCATCTTTTCATAGTTAGCATACACCAACAATGCAACATCTCGTGCTTGCATGTAAACTGAGTTATTCTGGATTGTTTTGTGCTCACAGAACCAAGTGAACTGACAGGTTGATTTTACCTTTTGTTTCACTACAGAGCAAATATCTTTTGGAAATTTTGGGTCTTGCACCCTGTTCAATGTAACCATTGCAACTGCGATCTTTCCATCTCGTGGTTCAAAACCTGCTTCATAATAAATGTTTTCTGCCAAGCAATCAACTTGCGTTTTGGCTTCTGGTGTTAGTTGAGTATATGTTACACCAATAATTCTTTCTTGTGTAAATCCTGTACATATTAATATTGTTGCGCTTATTAAAAATATTGCTGCTAAACTGTATAGTCGTTTATGCATAGTGATCTCCTTAAAACAGTTAAGGATTGCAGAGTGTGTGAACCCTGCAATCCAATTCCCTATCAGGTGGACTTTTTGCTAGTCTTTTCTATTGTAGTTGGGATGTTTGAAACAAAACCATTTAGGGTCTGAGCCTTTGAAATGATTTCGGTCTCGGATGGATAAGCTGGAAATCCTGGATGAACAGGCATCTCTCCACCATTGATTTTAGCAATTTCTACTTTTGTAAAGTATTCATTGCTAATCACTTCACGCTTACCGTAATAGTCATCGTTAAGCATGTCTTTTGCCATTTTTAGTAGTTCTAGGCGAATCTCGAACGGGGTCAAGTTACTCATGTTTTACTCCTTGTGTGTTATGAGTTGTGTGTAATGAAGGTTTTATTGGGAACCTACAACCCACTGTGTATTATATTTAGGAGAAATTATTTCTTCTCTTCAACCTTTTTCTTTGGTGTTGGTTTTTCACCTTTTGGTGGCGGAGGACAATTACCTTTCTTATCCTTCGTTACGCAATTAGGTTGTTCTTTCTTCGGTTCTTCTTTCTTTGGCTCTGCTGCAAATGATGCAGAAGCAAATGCCAAAACTAACAATG